TGAAGATAATATCTTGTTGAAAGAATATAATTGGGTAAAAGAATTTAATATTCCATTAGCAAAAGATTTAGATAGTGCTGATGCCAACAAGATTGAAATATTTGATATTATAAGAACTGAAATTAATGAATTAAAACTTTATATGAGTGAGCAAAATGGCAGATAAAAAAATAAGATTATTAGTAAAAGCTGAAGTTAATAAGGCAATACAAGATTTAAACAAAACTGAAAAAAGCACTAATAAATTAGCTTTAGCAGCAAGACAAGCTATGAAAGCATTTGCAGGATTAGCAAGTGCTGCAGCATTAGGAGCAGTTGTAAAGTCATCAGTACAAACTTCTGCACAATTCGAAACATTAGAAACAAGACTTGTAGCTTTAAAAGGTAGTGTAGATGAAGGTAGAAAATCTTTTGACTTCTTTAACAAAGTAGCAGCAACCACACCATTTCAACTTGCTAATGTTGTAGAAGCAGGGGCACAATTAGAAGCATTTGGTGCAGATAGTACAGAAACACTAAAAGCAGTATCCGATTTAGCAGCATTTATGGGAACAGACATTGTAGATGCAGCCAATGCCTTTGGTAGAGCATTTGCAGGTGGTGCTGGTGCAGCTGATGTATTGAGAGATAGAGGTGTATTAATGCAAGTCAAGTTAAAAACAGGGTTTGATGACTTGTCTAAAATGACACTACCTCAATTTCAAGAGGCACTTGTAGATACATTAACTGACCCTGAAGGTAAAATATCAGGGGCAACAGATTTACTTTCACAAACATTTTCAGGTTTAGTATCTAATTTTCAAGATAGTGTTTCACAACTTCAAGATTCTATTGGAGATATATTAGCACCAGTTATGAAAAGCACTATTAAGATATTAAAAGATGGTGTTGATAGTATTACAGAATCCTTTAGACAACTTTCTGAAACTGAATTAGAAACTACCATAAGAAGATTAAAAGAAATTGGAAGTGAAAATGAAGAAGTTCAAAAAGCACTATTTGCTTTACAGGAAAGAAGTAGAAAGCAAAGAGTAGATGCTTTATCAGAAGAATTAAAGGGTGTAGGAAGCATTAAAGAAATATCGGAAGAAGTATTAGCTATTGTTGATTCAAGAGCACAAAAAGAATTAGAATTAGGTGCATTGGAAGAAAGAAGGCAAGAATTAGCAGATTTAAGAAGAAAAAGAACAAGAGAACAAAATAGAGAATTGACCGATTTAAAAACTAATCTTATAAAAGATAAAGAAGCTGAAATAGCTGCAGATGAGAAACAATTAGTAATTCTTAATAATCAAATATTAATAAGAAAACAATATAACGATTTAATTGAGAGTGGTATACAAATAGCAAAAAAAGAAACAGAAAATGTGGAAGGGCTAATAAACATTCAACAAGAAGTTACTAAGTCTGCACAAGAGCAATTAAAAACTCAAATTCAACAAGGTAAAATTTCTGCAGAAAATGCTATTGGATTAATAAAAAACCTATTTGTTGAATTAGCTACAATGAGATTAAAAAATGCACTACAAAGTAAAATAAATGCAAAGAAAAAAGAAGAATTGGCAACAACACAAGCTATTGCAGCAACAAGTGCAGTAGGTGGTGGATTCTTAGGATTTTTAGGTGGTTTATTCCAAACTGGTGGAAGTTATATAAATAGATTTCAAGGTGGTGGAAGTTTTAATGTCAATCGTAGAACCATATTGCCTACAAACCCACCTGCTATGGTAGGAGACAATGCAAGTGGCATGGAACGAATTGATATTACACCACTACCTGCCCCACCAAGAGCAAGTGATAGAAATGTAAATATTTATATATCTGCACCATTGGTAGATGAAACAGTAGTAGACCACATTATACCAGCTATAAGGAGAGCAGAAAAATTAAACTTATGAGTAATGTAACAAAATCAACTGCTTTTGCATACATACCAAAGAGATTATTTGGAATGAAAAAGAAAAGCATAAAACAAAAACTAAAAAAACCAAAACTAAAATTAAGGAGATATTAAAGTGGAAATTGGCAAAGGAACTAAATTAACATTCAGTATTGAAACACTTATCAGTATTAGTGTAACAATATTTATGGTAGTTGGATTATGGTTTAATCTTCAAGCTGATATACAAGAAGCAAAAGAATTACCTGAACCACCAATCAGTAGAACAGAATATGATTTGAAAGACCAGATGATTAGAAATTCAATTTTAAATACTGAAGAAAAAGTAGAAAAATTAGAAGATAAAGTAGATGACATTAAAGAAGATACAAGAAGTATTAATGAAACCCTACTAAACATGAATAACAATTAGGATATGGATTATGAAAAAATTGATAAATATGTGGCTATTGGTGCTTGGATTATTTACTTCGTCGCTATACTCACAATCAGCATCTTTGGATAGTTTTCAAGATATTCAATTAATGAAGAATGAATTTTGTGCTGTAATAGAAGTGAATGCTTCTTGGAATTGGGCAAACAAAATACCATTAGAGAAATTACAAAATTGCTATACTGGATATGTAGATATTGCCAATAAAGATATTGGTGCAGTCATACAAAAAGAATGGGACATTAAAGTAGTACCTACCATTATTATCTTTGAGTATGGAGTAGAGGTCAAACGATTTGAAGCAGACTTATCTATGAAATTTAGAGAAGAAGAAATCTTAAATAACATTAGACAAGAGCTTAGAAAATAAGGAGATATACATGAGTTTTGTTAATTCAAACTATGAATCAAAGCTATCACCAACTATGACTGAAAACTGGTTGGTACAAATCTTTAAAAATGATGCAACAAGTATTTTAACAACTGCAACACCTAATGTAGTGGATAAAGATGATGCAGATTATAATTTAAGATTTTCTTTTTCTAGTACCACATATAATGGATATGATTATTATCCTGCAGTTTTAAACAAGCCAAGTATCTCTTATTCGTTAGACTTAAAAGGGTTCACAACCAAGACTGGTAATATTACCCTAAACATAGCCAATATAGATTTAGATGGAACGACCTTATTAGAATTATTAGGGAATGAATATATTAATGGTCATGTCAATGTATTATCTCAAATAGATGGAGATGATACTGCGAATAATGCTTTGCAAATCTTTAGTGGTAAAGTATCAAGTTTTGGTTATAGAAATAATACAATTGTATTGAATGTCATCTCTAACAGACCATTTCAAAATGTGTCTATCCCACAAGGCAGAAGTGATGCCGACAATCCTCAATACAATAATAAGATAGTCCCTTTGGTTTATGGGGACTATACACCCAATACGAACTTTGTTAATGGTCAAGATGTCTATGCTTGTCCTTTCCTTAAAAATGATGGTAAAGACTTTATGTATATTGTGCCTGAAGGAACAGATGGTGCTGATACTGCTAAATTAGAGTTCTATGACAAAGGATTAAAACGATTCTTGGAATTAATCAATACTGATTCATCTATAGCAACAGAAGATACTATAAGTGTATTAAAAGTTCCTAAGCTAATGAGAAGGCAATTTAAAATGCTACCTGATGAAATACCAGGTGGAGTTACTAAACAAGAAGGTAGTGGTTCAGGAGTTATTGCAGTTACATTTCCAGGTGGAGATGGTACAATAAATAATGCTTTTGATGGTTCAACAGATAGTGAAGTAGATATAAACCATGCAACTAATTTTGCAGATATAAGAGGATTTACTTTAAAATTAAAAATGCCACAGGTATCAGGAAAAATTACTGACATTACTTTAGGATTAGATGGAACATTAACACAAGCATATAGTAGTGGTAGTCCAGGTGTAGATGATGGATTGTTTGTTAGTTTAGCAACAGAATTAGATAGTGGATTTGGAAGCACAACACCAAGTAAACATGTGGCAATAATTGGGACATCAAGCAATTATAGTAGAACAACATCTTTTGATTTAACTGCAAGTTATAATGCAGTTGATATATCAGGCATTTTAAGCGATAATGCCCTACCTGATGAATTATATTTAAGTTTTAGATGGGATACAGCAGATGGAGATGTTGATTGTAATAGTTTTAATGTATCATTAGAAAATGTTTTTGTAACAGTAACTGCAGAAAATGACTTAGCTAATGAGCCAATAGCATCACAAGATTTTAATGCAGGGATTGATAAACTTTACTTAGGTAGGGATATTACAACACCTGGATTCAGAGAACATACAACTGCAACTACCATTGGTGATTTAAATAATCCAGTAGCAATCCATAGAGAATTATTACATAGCATCATCAATGTTACTGATTTTACTGGTGATACTGATATTGAAAATTCAGGATTTAAAACAGTAGCAGAACTAAGAGATTCTACTTTAACCAGTCCAACATCAACTCATTGGAAAACACGATTAGCATTAGATGAAAAAGAATCCTTAGAAAGTATTATGGAACAATTACAATATGAAGGGTGTTTCTTCTTTGAGTTTAGTCCACAAGCACAACAAACTGCAATTAGTGGTGTAGCAGGATTAAGATACTTTACCATAGAAGATAGTGTTACTGCTAATGTTGATTTATCTCAAAATGATATTTCAGGATATGAACTTGGGATTACTTCGGCACAAGATTTAGAAACAAGACTGCTTGTTAATTACAAAAAACATCCTGCTGAAAATGAATATTTAGAACAAGATACTTTTACAGCATCTACTCATACAACTATTTTTGGTGATGCAGATATTCAAAAACAAGAAGTCAATCTTGATTTAGTATATGATGCAGTAGCAGATGTAGTAGGTTCAAGAAATTCCAGTTGGATAAACTTTAGAAAATCATTATTTGGAGATTACAAAACTACAGTAAATGCAACTTTAGTTAATCCTGAAAAATATGGAATGCTACAAGTTGGAGATTACATAGACTTTGGAGAGATTACCTTTGAAGAACTTGGAAGTCCATTTAATGAAATATCAGACACCTTTGATAGTTTTGTTGCTATGCCTACAAGATTATTTAAAGATGCTTGGTCAGGGAAAAAATTTATAATAACAAATCTGAAACGACAGGTAGGGAAAGTTTCAGTACAATGTAGAGAGGTTTAGAAATGGCATCATATTTTATTTATGATTCAATCAATATGTATAGGTCAGATAATACTGATTCTGAAGGAACAATAACCACAGGAACTTTTTCTCCAGGAACTGCTGTAACACTTCATGAACGAGCATCAGATATGAATATCGGTACTGGAATGAGTGATATAGTTGATAATGATGCAATCCAATATTCTATTGGAAGTAGTGCAACAGCAGATGCAGCAGCAGTATATTTCTTAGGAGATGATGGAGTTGCAAGTGGTACTATTATGACTTTTTATGCAAGTGATACTACAAGTGTTGGTTCAAGCATTGGAACTATATCTGCAGTAAGTGGTGCAGGATGGCAAGTAGCAAGTTTAACCGAAAGTACCAATACCAAATTTTATACTGAATTTAATGCAACCATAACCAATAATATTATTTCAGAAATCCTCATTGGTAAAAAATTAAACTTTGAAATAGAACCTGATGTCAATGTTCAATCATCTATCAATTATGAAAATGAAGTCCAAAGAAGTTTAGGTGGTGTAGAGTATGCCATTAATGTAAATCCAGGACAAGAAGTATTTACCATATCATTTCAAAACATATCAAGCACATTTAAATCTGATTTAATTACTATGCAAGATGCAATCAAAGGTGAAGCTAAGAAATTTGTTTGGTATGATGGTTCTAACTTTAATTGGGTAAGATTAGACAAATCAATGACATTTACTGAAATAGCAGATGGAAGATTTAGCACACAATTAGTTTTAAGGCAACAAATCCAGTAAATACAAGACTTTTATACTGAAAGGTATATAATCACCCCATAAACAAAAAAGCCCCTTAATTGGGGCTTCTTTGTATCTAAGAGGTAGTATTACAATTAAAAGTTATCGTTTACCCATTTTACAGAATCGGTAATAATATCTATTTGTCTTTTATTTAAATCATAAACATTTTTAAAATTATCATTATCATCTGTATAGGTATCAAAGAAACTTCTTAAATCTTTTTTTAATTGATTTTTCAAAGCATCTCTAATTGGACCATTTGCTAAATATCTCTTACTTGTGTTAAATAGATTTCTATCATCATTATTGTCTACATCACTTAAACCATTATTAACTGCTGTAAAACAACTTCTATAATAATCTATTAAGTCATCTATTTTTTTATTTAATTGTGTATCGTTTAATTTAATCATTTTATTCTCCTTTTGTTTAACTAACATACCTTATATTACTACAATAAATAATAAAGTGCAAGTCTTTTTTAAAAAAAATTTAAGGGTTATATAAAGGGTTATAATTATATAAACAAATTGTGGATAACTAT